CTGTAGACCCTAAAATAGTAAGTGGAATTGTAAAACCCACCATCAACTGACGACCAGCCCATTGAGTATTTTTACCAAAATTTAAAAGTTTGGTTGTTCCAGTATCTAATAACTTATTAAATATTTGTTGTTTTTGTATTGCTAATTGCATAGAAGTAGTTGCTTTTGAGTAATCAAGAGATTTAGGAACAATCTTTACTGCTCTCATAGCACCATCTGCAGCACGACCAAGTTCTATATGTCTAGCCTGTAATTCTTTTACTCTTTCTTCAGCAACTTTTGTAATAGTGCTAAATTCTTTTCCAAATAGTTTTCCAAAGGTTTTTGTAGAGGCCATTGAATATCTAAAATATTCTCTAGCAGAAAATTTATTTTTTTCTAAAGCGTTAGTAAATCTTTCAGTTTCTGTATGAACTTTGCCCATAGAGGCAGTAAATTTTCCAGTGGCGTTTATATTGTGAATTAAACTTGCATTAAAATCATTTTGTACACTTCGTGCTTGAGCACTACCTTGAATAATATTCTTATTAAATGATTGTATTTGTTTTTCTAAAGACTTTAATTTGCCAAGAGCCTCTGCAATATTAACATCAATATTAATATTAGTATTTATATTTTCAGCCATTAATCAATTACCTCGTAATCAAGGCCCTCCCCAATTCCAAAGCCAGCCCTTTTTGCTGCAGCCCCATTTAAAGAAACAATATCATTAGGGTTATTACTTTTACCTTTACTAAAAGCCTTTGCTTTTATTCTTTCCCATTCATCTTGTGCGTCAGCACTAGTACCCTTGTCTATGTCAACACCTTGCAAGGCACCTAAAAATTTTCTGTCAGTATGGTCTTTTTCTCTTTTTGCTTCGAGAATGGCCACTAACTCAGGCATCGATAAACTATCCTCCAATTCTTGATAATCTTTCCAATTACCAAGAAGAAATACTTCAGATTCTATAGGTACAAGATCTAAATCTGACCACTTAGAGCCGCTGTTGCGGCTAGAAGGTTTGGGTCGTTAAGTTTAACCCCTGAAGCAATTTCAATTATTTTGTATACTGTTGGTAAATCAATTACATCTTCTAGTTTTTTTCTGTCTGTTGATAATTCTGGACTGTATTGTTGCATAGCAATTTGAACACAATCTATTAATAAATCCATTGATTTATCGTTATCTGATGCTACATCTACGTTATCTAACCCCTGAAACTTTTTCATAAAATCTCTTAATAAAGAAATTTTTAAAGGTCTTAAAGTTAACTTTGTACCGTCTATTAACTCTATCTCTACAACTTGGTAAACACTTGTTGCCATTAAATCCTCCTATGGATATATTAAAATTATAGCATAAAACAGACTTAAAACAAAGGCTGTTGGACAATCGGACTATCGCAAGAATCCCAAGTTTTTGTCAATAAGGATATGCATGTTGAAAATTCAAGTGCATTTGTAGCATGAGGAACTCCAATAGGGGTTCTAAAACAAAATCCCCTACCCCCCGTTATGCTAAGTTGCTCACCTGTATTACTGTCTATTGTTGTTAAAATTATAGATCCTTCTGTTACTAAAAAATATTCAACAAATTCTGGATGATAGTGATTTCCCCTAGTTTGATGTGGGTAAAAATATAACATAGTAAACTCTTTTATATCTTCTTCTGATACCCAACTTAGAATTGCACCTCTACCATCTTTAACTGTAGATAGGTTTATTGCTGGATTTAAAATTTCTATTTGACCTAAATAAAAAGACATTTCTTACCTTTCCTAGATAAAAATTATAGCACAAAACCCACCCCCTTAAAGAGAGTGGGCTAAGTGTTTATGAATTTATCTTAAACGGTACGATCAACAATTTTTCCGTAAGATCCGTTTGCTGCTGAGAGCAAGCGGAATGTTACTTCAAACATTGATGGTTCGTCACGTTTTGCTGAAACTGTTACATTTTCAATTGAAAGTGCACGGTTTGCAACATAGACACGTTCTTTAGTTGTGTTTGGGTCACCAGTTCCTGGACCAACTGCAGCGATTGCTCGCTCCAATGGTACGTCTCCGATATCTCCAGACAATAACTCAAGTGTTTGACCATTAGATGTAGATGAGTTGCCTGTTAGGTCAGCATCATCTCCTGCAATTGCAGTTACAAGGTTTTCCAAAGTTGCTTCACCAAATGCGGTGACTAAACTTACGGTCATTCCTTGCTTGTACAAACGAGCAACGTCTAGTAATTGATCAACTTGAACTTCACCAAAGTCTGGTTGGAATTGCATTTCCAAACCATTCATTGTGTAGCCTACGTTTGACCAATATGCTGCGTCTCCTGCTCCGCCTGATAAAGTTTCTTTAAAACTTGTACCTTGTACGAATGCTGGAAGTCCGTTTGCACTTGCTGCGGCTGCAGAAAATTTGTATGCGGAAAGTGCTTCATAATATTCTAATGAATAGTCTCCGATAAAAAGTGCTGCGGCACCTACGATAATCTGTTTTGAATCTCCACGAGTATAAGCCATGTTTTTTTCCTCCTCTAGTTTTTAATAGTGGGGGCGTTCCTCAGTACAATTATATATCTTGTTTATGCAAACTTACTATTTATTGGCAGCATATGATAGTCTGCCTTTATTATAATATCTTGAGAAAAAACACTTCTTTGATCATCTAAGGTAGTAGCGTCTTTTAAGTATGTTGTTTGATAAGCATTTACACAATGAAGCATAATTCTATGATTCCCCCCGTAATATTGCCTCATAAAGCCATTAATGTCTGAGGCAGCCTCATCTTCCCTATCTATAATTTCTACCAACCTATTAGTAATAATCCTTGTTACAGCATAGTCATATGTTGTTACCTTAAATCTTGACTGAACACCCTTTATAGGATAAAAGTATTTATACTCTCCAGATCTAGACTTTATAAAATCATCATAAATTATTGTTAGTTCATCTGGAATAGATGTCTCTGGTAGTCTTACCCCAGCATTTGTTACAGGGTATATAGGTACAACCATAAGACCATTAGTATCTTTAATTTGTCCATACTTAGCAAACCCTGGAAGTTGAATAAGTTCATTAAAAGCATACTTTAAAATATTCAAAGTAACATCTTCTGCTGCCACACTAGCAGACATGGTCCAAAATTGAGGATCTTTAATGTCTGGAAGCAATATAGGACTAGCCAATGAAATCATCTCCTGGCATAGTTGCTATCCATTGCATTGCAGAATTCTTACCTAAATTTCTAGGATTACTACTTATAGTAGATCCTTTAATATTTTTTTTATAGGCATTTGCATTTTCTAGATGTTGATAAAATTTTATAGATCTTAAATATATTTGAGAGAAATAGTTTTTATAAAATTCATTAAAAGATCTAACAAAAGATCCTCTAACTGCTTCTCCTCCAGGATTTGCTATTGTTATAGGTCCCTTTCTAAAAAACTCTTCTCCATCTATTTCAAAGAATAGGGACTGTGCTTCTTTCTCTGAAACTGTTACCGTTTCTCCATATTCCATAATGCTTGCTTTATCATAAAATGGTTCAGTAGAACCATCTTTAATGCTTGAAGATTGAGTTAGTTCACCATCAACACTAACGGACTTTCCAACAGATATTGTTTTTAAATTAAAAAGTCTTTCTCCAGGATTGCCTATTTCGCCCCATTCATAAACATGATGTAGCATTTCTGGATGCATCCTTGCTAAACCATCTAAATAATCATAAAATGTTTTGACGCTTATTCTAGCAATTTTAGATGCTATTTTGCTTTCACTTTTCTTTGTTTCATCAAGATATCCATTTGAATACTGAATAATATTATTTATAGTTTTAGTCATTTTCTTAGTATCAAAAGAGGTACGTATCATTAGTATAATACCTCTTCTTGTTTTTTAGACCTAGACAAGTATCCTTTATAAAATTGTTTATTATGGTCTGGACCATACTGTATTACAAATGATTTTAATTCAAATTGAACCCTTTTATTCAATGTATCTTCCCAAACATAATCTCCCCTAGGATCTTTTATATCTGTTATAAGTATTTCAGATATTGGGTAAAAAGTACCATTTTTCTTTTTTTGTATATTATCATTAGTTCTTAATATAGCATCAGCATTTAATTCAAATAATGATTTAACATTAACACTTTCAGGACTTAAAGTTGTTTTATCTGATGCTTGAGATATAGTTGAACATTTAATAGTTCTATCATATACCCAGGTTTTCTTCATTGATCCTAACTCATCTTGCTTAGTATCTGCGTAATATATCTCTGCAGTCATAGGGTATAAGACATCATCTAAACTTGACTTAGGTAACATTTACAACACTCCGACACGAATAGACTTTTGATACTTCTCCAATATTCTATCTACAATACGATTTCCAGTAGTAGATGTCCAATTTTTAGAAAACTTAATCTTAAAGTCATCATTATCAAAAGACTCTATGTACTTATTAATATATCTTAGATTATCTTGAACTATATCTTGCATCAATAGTTGAGATGCCTCTTGGATATCTTGAGGAATAACCCTCCATCCAAAGTCTCCATCAACCACATATTCATACCCGTCAAAAAAGTCTACATCTAAAAATCTATCTCTCCATATTTTAGGATAATTTATTCTATTAGTTTCTGGAATATCAAGAACAATAGCATTCAATTGTTTATTAACTCTATATGTTGATTCATTGCTTTCCGAGGTAGAATCATAAATAAGTTCTCCATTCTCATACAACTTATATAAATTATGAATATTTTCATCAATTAAAAGTTGATCAGTTCCATCCCCAATAAACTCTTTTTCTTTTCTTACATAATTAAATCCACCTGTATGTGAATCTATAATATATCTAGCAATTCTTTCATATTCTGTAGCCTCTGAAGTTTTAATATTTAATAATGAAGCAGTTGATGCTATATTGCAATATGGTCTTATTACATCTAGATTTGTCATGTTTACTATGTTATCTAAGTTATCTTTTACTGAAACGGAGAGTTGGCCAGTATATGTTAGGTAATGATTTGGAAGTGTAAATACTGCAAGCCCTGATTGGTTTGCTATAGCACTTGCTGAGTATGAGGTAGATGTTATTAAATCATCTAGATCTAAAGTATATGATCCGCTTGCTGTTAGTCCAGAAAATGATGCAGATAATGAAGTAGAATTATTTAATCTTAAAATTTCCATTAATACACCTCTAAATTATTATATCATTTATAAATAAATAAATAAGAGGGGAACATTTCTGCTCCCCTCTCTAATTAGTTGTTAAGGATATTATCCTTGTGCAACTGCGATAGCACTGGTTTCTTCAACTTGAACGCCGAAACGTAAGAAGACAGTATATTCTACTGTATCTTTCTTAGGTTGGAATTCACGATGAACTGTGACATCTCTTTGGAAACCCCAAATACGATTTTCAGGGAATGTTAGAGATACACGGTTTGCAGGCATCAAAGGAACTTCCAATAAAGGAAGACCTAGTACACGGTACTGCAATGGAGCACCGAGGATTTGTGGTTCTTGACCAGCAACAACTCTTTCAACGATTCTTTCGCTGTTCAGGTTACCTGAAGAGCCAAGACCGTTGATAATGTTTGATACTGTTTCTGTGTCTGCATAGAACTTCATTGCTGAACGTGAAGCACGATATTTACGAGGCATTGCAAGCACAAGTGCTTGTAAGTCTTCGATATCTGTACCGAATGTTGCAGTGTTTGTAGAAGTGTTTTCTTTTGCAACAAAACCTTCCATGATGTTCAAGAATGCATTTGAACCAGAACCTACTCCGTTGATTGCGAGATCTTCGAGATCATTTGCGAAAGCACGAGTCATTGTACGGACCAAGTGGTCTTCCAATCCTGCACCTTCCAAGTTGTCTTCGAGTGCTTCAGTTGATACTTCCCAGTCAAGACGAATCTTCTTTGTAGAGATTTCTACCTTTGTGAAAGTAACACCAGCGTTTGTGTAAGTTGCATCTGCTTGTGCAGCGGCACGGATTACACGTTCTCCAACGTTAAGTTTTTCAAGTTCAGCAGCGTTTGTACGCATTGTTACTCTGCGTCCATCTCTTGCTAGTACTTGTTGTTCGAATATGTATTCGATAAATTGGCGTGATTGCTCAGGAGCAAGAATACCTCCGTCATTAGCGGAACTTCCTGCAACACCAAGGTCTCCTGCGGCTGGGGTGCTTACACCTCCAATACCACCAGAAACGATAGATCCTGTAGCAGCAGCCTTTTCTAAAATTTCTTCTGCCATAATTATTTCACCTCCTAGTGAATGTTAACGATATAGGTCAGCGGAATTGAGGAAACGCCCGCCCCACATCGATCCTTTCTTTATTTGTGTTTCTTCCTGTACGAACCCGCCAAGGTCGCCAGACTTACGGACAGCGGTATCATCTTCTAGTGAATCTACACGCTTTCCAAACTCTTCTACATTGTTTTTAATTCCAGCAACTTCCTCTTTTGCTGAATCAATGCTTTTTTGTAATTCTGCCATTTTGTCATTTAATGACTTTACGGTTGTCACCAAGTCTCCAAGTGCTGAAGCAACTGTGTTTTGAATCTCATCAACTGATTCTTGTACTGTATCTACAGCCTTTGCTAAATCAGCAGGTGCTTCTTCAGCACTTACTTCTTCAGCAGGAGTGGTGGCATCAACGTCTGATGCTGGTGCATCTGCTACTGCTTCTGCTGGTGCGTCTGCTACTGCTTCTGCAACTGCTTCTGCTGGTGCATCTGCTACTGCGTCCGCTACTGCTTCTGCTGGTGCGTCTGCTACTGCTTCTGCAACTGCTTCTGCTGGTGCGTCTGCTTGTGCTTCTGCCACTTCTGCAACATCATCATGTTTTGTAATTTCTTGATCTGCCATATTATTCCCCTCCTTGATAGGATTATCAGCCTTGGCTACTTTATCACCAAGTCTATTTTTCTGTGATTTTAATAAATCTTTTACCACAGAATTCTTTTCTGAATCGTTTGATTCTACGAAACCAATATTTGTCATACCCTTGTCACATGAAGGGCATGAAGAGTCTTCGTCTTTTGAAAGTCTAATTAGTGAATCTGATTCACACCAGTAAACATTTTCAAGATCTACTTTACTAATGATACCATCAATTTTATTACTACCGTCTGCTATTTTTTCAATTGATACAATATTTGCAAATTGATTAGCAGGATTATCTACTAATGATAATTCTTGGAGGTCATAGTCCTTAATAACCCTGATAGCCTTATCCAAGTCGGGGTCGTATACGCTGTCCGATTCCTTGATACTGCCACCAATAGAAAACCCAGAAAGAGTACCATCAAGAACCTTTTCCCAAGTATCTTGAGCACCTTTAGAAATATATGCATCTACGTACACCCCATTATAAAACTTATCTTCTTCTCTATTATAAAATTTATCTGATTTGAATGACATTACTCTACCGACTGCGATAGGCATATGCATCTCTCTTAGGTTACCACGAAATCTTTCAAAGGCTTTAACACTAACATCTGTTGGAACTATGTCATGTTGTTTGTCAACATTGTCAAGGGTAGCAAATCCTGATACCATACGTTTTTCTTTATCTACTTTGCCAATAGGCATAGATAGTCTAATATTATTTTCTTCAGAGTGCCAAAAGGCTTTAGTTAAATTAGTCATTCTACCTCTATTATAATAAGTGTTTATAGACACTTTATAATATTATAGCATTTATTCTTGAGATCTGCCTTCGCCCTGTGCACTTCTACCTCTTGTGGTAGATGTTGAGTCGGATGCGTTGTTAGTTCTTTCTTGGTCTCTGCGTCTATTTCCACTTGCCTGTGCTGTTTGTTCTGCTCTGGCTTGTGCTCCTAAAAGGACTGGATCTGTGCCACCTGGTCTTGCTGGGTACCCAATTCTTTCACGAACTTCATTTGGAACAACAACCTGCATACGCAAATATCTTTCGTCTATCTTACTTTGAGTATCTTCATCAGTTAAAGTTAACTCATTGAATTTAAGCAAAAGCATATCGGTCTTTTCTTTAATAAGTTTATTTATTGTCTTTTCAAGATTTCTTTGTGCTGGTCTAGCAACTTGCTCTTTAAAGGTTCTATCGGCAACTAGGGCTGAGGCTATTGATACACCTTCACCTCCACCTACCTTTGAAAATGGAACTTGGTGTGCCATTAAGATATCGTCACGATTTGCCTTACGATATTTTTCAAATGACCCATCTTGAATACCATTTTCGATTGGATCTAGTTTAAACTCTACCTTGTTATCTGGACCATCTGATGGAAGAGGAATATAAAGGGTTCTGTGATTTTGACCTTTTAGTCCTGCTTGCATAAATCTAAAAAACTTATCTTCTGCATCTGGGCTAAGTCTTGCACCCTTTAAAGTTGCAATATATCTAGGAACTGCTTTATTTTCAAAATAGTCAACATTGTATTTTGCTGCTAATTCGTTACCCACCATAGATGTTGCAGCAGCAACTGTATCTGGAACTCCATAGTATGAGTTCTTTGGAGAGTACTTCTTAATGTGAATTAATTCGTTTGGCCTAGGATCAGTTGTTACTGTGTTTGCATTTTTACCTTGAAAGTTTCTAAAATATACTACCTTTTGATTTACTATTTGAATATACCCATCACGCATACGGCGTACACGAATTGTAGTTGCTGGGATATGGCCAATGTAGCCAATCTCTCCATTTACTTTACGACCAATTTCAATATATCCGTTACCTGTTGATTCTGCATCAATATATGCTTTTTCTAAAATATGGCTAAAGGTATCTTCATCATTTAAACTTTCTAACCACTCGGTTAAAGAAGCCTTTGCTCTTTGTATTTTTCTTTGTGCTCTCATTAATGATTCTTCATTTGGTGCTTCTTCTAGTCTTGCCAATACTGAATCTGTAATTTCAAAACCATATCCAAGTCCAACTATGTTTGATACTTTTGCTGAAATTGCTGCGTGATTTGCAAATGAGTTTTCATAAAAATAAGAAAGTTCATCTAAATTGTATGGTGGTAGAACAACATCAAATAAACCGTAGGCTGTAACCATATCCATTTCTGGAAATAGTTGTTTTGACTTAGTATTACCAACACCTGTAAATGCCTTACTTACAACTCTATTAATCTTTCTTTTAAAATTATGATCTATTCCATTATAAGATTTTACTATTTCTGCATCAACATTAAAAGAATCTATTTTTTCTTTAGGTTGTGCTTTATCTAAATTATCTATTTTTGCTATTGCATCATTATTATCTTCCATTTTTTCTCATTCCTTCTTGGGCAAGCATCCATGCACCTATGTCTGTTTCGCTAGGAATTAATCCTTCTTTCATTCTATGAATTTGATTTTGATGCTCTTCGTCACTAACTCTATTTACACCAGCCATGAAATGGACCTTTCCTGCAGGAGCACCATAGTGTTCTGCCGCTTGTCTTATTTTTGCCATCTTTTCTAAATCATATGGTCTTCCTGGAACATTCATTATATTACCGTTACCATCACCAAATGGTTTACTGTCAAAGTCACATAACCAAACGTAAACTCCCCAGTCTGATTTTTTTTCTATTACTGTTAACTTAGGCTTACCATTATTTTTGAGTTTTGGCTTATTCATGTACACAAGTATACCATATTATACTGGTTTGACAAGTCTTGTCTCCCATGTAACGTTAGAAAATAGGTCTGCCCCATTTGAATTAAACAATATTGTTGCATTATCGTCAATTACTACACCAGCAGTTCCAGAATATGACTCTAAAATATTCTTTCCATCTATTGCAAACTTAAACAACTCTACTGGTGCGTACAACTCTGTCCATGTGTATACCAACCAATCATCCCATTGATTTTCTGTAGTAATAGACTCAGTCTCTGTTTCTATATCTGTAAACCTTGCTTCTTGCCAATTTCTACTTCCAACCGTAAAGTTTGATGTAATCTGTGGCTTTTCATAAATTGAAATATTATTATATAAGGCTCCTTCATATAGTTCTAAACTTCCAGATGCTAGGGGAGACTGTATGCTTGATCCAAAGGCTATTACGATAGAAGTCCATTTAAGTGGATTAATTATTGGATTTTTAATTAGATATCCATCTTGGTAAAATAGTATATCTCCTACGACTTCATTGATAATATCTGATATGAATCCAGTTTCAACGTCATATCCTTTTAATATACCCCTTTTTCCATTGTCTATAGGTTCAATAAAAAAGTCATAAGTTTTATCAATAGTGGATACCCTGGCAATTTTTTTAGTAGAGTCTATTAAATTGTCTTTATTGTACATAGCCCAAAATTGAATACCACCTAAAAAGTATGAAGCCTTTCTATTTTTATTAATAGGGATTGAAAAACCTCTTTCTGCTTGAGAGGTATAAGGCAACATTGTTATTCCAGAATTTCCAGTCAAATATAGGTATGGGGAAGTTTCTGGGTATATAGTAAATGGATTTTTATCTTTAAAAGAATATGTCCTATTATATTTTGCTACTGGATATATTTTATTACCAGACCTAGTTCCTATTTCAGTAAAGGTCTTTTCATTGGTTACTAGAGATGATAATAACATCTTTCTAATTTGTAATGGTTTATTACTTATACCCTCGACTTTAGCCTCAATATGAATAGTAATATAGTAGTCTTTAAAATCAACTAGTTCTTTAGGTGGAATTATAATTGTTCCATCTACTACTTCAAATTTTGTTTCTATTACATCGGTTGTGTTATCAAAGTCTAGAACTCTTCCTGCACCAATTTCTTGAGTATTTGTATATGTTGAGTATGCAATATTTCCAACATTATCGCTATCTTGTAAAGTAACATATGTTTTTACTAGATCCGATAGGGCATAAGAACTTGCAGAAGGAGAGGTTAAAACCTGAGTAGGAATATCAATATTAAACTGAATCATGTCTAGATCAAAATACTGTAAACCACCAGCACTAGTTACTTGCTTTCCAAAATATGAAAGGGGTATAGAGTCTTCCCAATATCCAGCACAACTTACATCTAAGTTTAGATATGTAGGGGTTAAAATTGGCTTAACAGTATAGTTTCCTACATACTGTATATCTGAACTAGAGGAATCTGATAATGCAATACCTTCGTTGTCAAACAAAGCATATGTATCCTTTTCGTGAAAGAACAAATTATTAAAAGTAAACTGATATAGTTTACCAGAGTAAGTTGAATCTCCGTAACCTAAAAGACTCAAAGATACATTTTGTGGATTAGCAAAAAAATTACCTACGGTATCTGGATAGTTTATTCTTAACTTATCAATATCTACCCCAGCAATAAAATCTGATGATTCAAGAATTGATATATTTTTGATCAATGTATTATTATAAATATACTTTAATCCACTAACATCTACGGTTACTTTAAAAACATTATTGTTATTAGAGTTATAAAAATACATCAAAGTTTCTGGAGTCTCTACTGCTGGCAATTCATCTTCTGTTCTAAATACTCCATATATTGAAGCCACATTGTTTTGAATTGGTTTAATAGTGTCAAACTCAATTGAAGAGTTAACATTGTCATACCCTAGATTTGGCTTAAGTGTAAAAAATGGAGCAGACGCACTAGACTGTATAAGGAAATTATCAATATATATATCGTTTACAACATTTTCATTTGTTATACTTACATCTTGCCAAGACTGAGAAAGTATTTCATACCAGGTAAGAGATTCGTATTCATTCCAATTTTGTGAAACTAAAGATGTAGTTAATGTTTGAGCCTCTCCAACAAATCTAAGTTCGGGCAATTCATAATCATCAAAACCAAGATATTTTGAATTAGACTCTAAGTTATTTAAATATCCAGAATTCCAAGGGTTCATGTCAGGATAATTCATAATGCTTGAATAGTTAGCAAATGGAAAATCTGTATAGTAAGACTCTCCATCAAAGTTTTCAGTAATAGACTCTGCTGGCAAAACTGCTTGTCCATATATAAATCTTCTTTTTGCAATTTGATCTGATACTAAATAAGGGTATATTGCAACACAATCAATGTCAAAAGGCTTTATGTTTTCATTACCATAAAATGCTAGCCAATCATAAACTTGATATGGAAACTCTAAGTTATTTATATCTACATCTAACTCAATGACAACGTCTCCATTAATTAAAACTGTTATTAATGATAGTCCGTATCTAATATCAACTAACATTGGTCTATACCATTTACCAACAAAATATGATTGAGAGTGTTTTCCAACATGCAATGTTAAATATTCATTTTCTACATACAGGCCATCTAAAGAAGAAATAGGTCCAAATATTCTTGCACTTATATTATTATTTGGACTTACTCTTAGCCAAAACTCTGCTGTTAAATTTTTGTATTTTCCACTTCTATTTAAAAACCCTTTTCCTGGAAACATTATAGAAGGCATACCGTCTGTTATTGGACTTTCTATTGAAGTTAAATTGTCTGATCCATATACCATAGAAAAATTTGTGTTTTTTGCCAATAACTTATTTTCATCAATAATCGCATATCCATTATCTTGATCTTGAAAACCATATGTATCTAGTGGGTAAACCTTAAAGTTAGTTTGTGGCAATATGTCTTTTATGATTTGAATACTAAATTCTTCTTTTTGAATTCCCTTTCCTTGATATAAGTATTCTTCAGACCATTGTGCTACCGCTGTATTATTAAACATTACTTGAAATTCGCTAGAAGATCCAGCCTCTTCAAAATAGTTAACCTTTACAAATGGAGTTATATAATCAAAACTTTCTGGTAGTAATAATGTATGATGCAGTGTTTGCCATATTCCACTTCCTAAAGAAGATATTGATGAGCCTACTACGGTCTCTACAGATCCACTGGTATAAGAAAAACCTACTTCAAATTCTTCTACCAAAGCACCATATTGATATAGCCATGTAGATATGCATATGCTATCTTTTGATAAATCTAGATCTGATATGTAAATTGGAGATGCATTTATTTGAGTACTGGTTACACTTGCACTAGAGGTTTTTGATAGTACTGCCAAGTCTCCGTCTGGAAAAGGATTATTAGGTGGATTTACGTATGAAGTTTCCCACTCACCATTATTGTTTAATATTTGCCAATTATCTAAACTGTAGTTAAGTCCATTAAGTGATGTATTAAAATAATTTTCATCGTCAAGACTCCACAGTGCTAGTGGATGTTCTGCAAAAACTCTTGCAGCATAAAGATTAGAAATTTTGGTCATATTAACCTCTAATCTATTTTAGCATGTTACTATTTGGTAATATCAACTATTTCGCATACCCCTGCTACACAAGATAATTCTTGAGATCCAGTAGTTCCATCTTCTTTTTCATACATTGAAAGTATTTCCCATTGAATATCTGATGGAGACTTCTTTACCCAGTCTTCATACTCATCTTTAGAAATTTCTTGATATGGGGCTTGCTTATAAGTATGCTCACTTGCTGGTAAGAAAGATACACCACCAATTGAATCAAAGTTATCAAAAACCCAAGCACCTACTCTTAGCCATTCATCTTCGTGGACATTGATCGTAACGCTAGGGTTATGCTCAGTCCAATAAGTTCTATAAATCTTCCACATCTCTAGATGATCTATGGCTGTTAAATCTTTTGTTATTGTTGCATTCTTTGGAGCCTTTTGAGGAAAATAAAATACTGTTGTTTCATCAGGCTTCATTACGTCTGGTTCATTTGGAATTCCTGAATCTTTTAAAAATTGTGTTAATGGATCATTGTTTGACCCACGAACACTTCTAATGTAATACTCTGAATACCACGGATGAATTCCGCTAGACACCCCGACCAGTTGACTTACAGTGCCTGAAGGCTTAACACAAGTAATTGATACGGAAGGATTAATGTTTAATTTTTTTGCTTCATCATTATTAACCTTAACCGACTCTAATCTCATATCAGTCAACAACTGCTCTAATGCTTTTCCTGCTGTTGAAGTAATCTTATTACCATAAATTCCAGTTAAAGAAACTCCTAATAATCTTTCTTCTTCACAATTATCTTTCCATGTCTTACGAAGATATTTAAAATTAGTTAGTGTTGATTGCCATGTTCCAAGAATTGTAGCAAGTTTAACTTTTTCCATTAAATCTTCTCTTGTATCTTCTGCCGAAATAACTACTTCTGTTAAATTACAAAATTCATTAGGACGAAGAATAATTTCTCCACATGGATTTGTTCCAGCAATCAAAGAAGCATCTCTTCTTCCAAAAGACTCTACATGTCTACGAACTGAGTCTATGTTGTAGATTCCTCTTTCTCCAGATTTTGATTCATATAGATTTCTCCACTCACGTAAAAATTGTGCAGTGTTTGGTTTAGTATTATAAACTGCTGAGTTATTTGCTAGTGATCTTTGTGATTGTGTTTCCCACCATGATCCACTTTTTGCTTTAGCCATTTCAAAATCATCAAGATTAGAAAGACTAATAAGTGCACTACGGCGTACTCCACCAACTACAACAACTTCTCCAACTTTACACATTAAATCGTGTGCTTCAATTGGTTTTAATCTACGACCTGCTGCGTTTCTAAAAGTATCTGTTGTAAATGTAAATAATGCATTAAGAGGTCCAGGACCAGAAGCACGACCACCAAAAGTTTTTAGTCTTGCTCCTGAAGGACGAACCTTTGACATATCCCATTGTGGAATTTGACCTTGTGATAATAATGCAATTAATTCTTTAAATGCTTTTGCCCATCCAAGTTTAGAATCTTCCACAACAATAGTTGTTGCTGTTTGATTAAAAGATTCTGCAATTATAGGAAGTTCATCAACATATTTTGATTCTACTGAAAATCCTACACCAGTTCCATTCATTAAAACATACATTGCTTCATCAAATGCACGAAGACTATCTACTGCAATAAAAGAACAGTTATATGCTGCAATGTGATCACGATCTAACGCTGGACCTGCAGTCATCAAGGCCCTCATAGAAGGCATAATTTTATGATTTAAAATTGAATCTTTAACTTCATCAAAAATTTTAGCATTTGGGCTATAGCCATAATTTAATACTAAATGATCTTTCATGAAATTGATATATCTATCTACCGTTTCACTCCAAGTTTCTCTTCTATTTAATTCAGGTATCCATCTAGCGTACCTAGAGATATGAATAAAATTCTTATATGGATCTGTTATTGACCCGTTTTGATTAATAAATGACATTAAAAATACAACTCCTAGTTTTTTGATTTATGAGATAATAGTATTGTACACTACATTTATGAAAGGATCAATATATGATATCAATACAAGAGGTTCATTTTTATAATAATTTAGTAGATGTTAATAAACTTGATAGTTTAATAGTTTGTCCATTTGTGAAAGATGATATTGTTGTTTCTAGAGTTGATGAAGATGACAAACCATATTTTTATTGCATTAGTTGTAGAACAACATTTAAACTAACAAGTGACATAGAACACACTATTAATACTATAATTAAAAAATTTCTTAAATAACCTTGCCTTTTTCCAATATTAGGGTTATAATAGTAGAACAATAAAATACTTCTTCAAGGAGGTAACTTATGAAGAGTGTAATATTATCGATAGTAGCGTTTATTTTTGTAGGAACTTATTCTAATTATGTAGATAGACATAGACCAATTTATACCGCCGAACCTTTGGTGGCTGTCCAACAAGGACAAGCCACCTTTAGCCCTTTAAAGGGGCTTCTAGAGGCTCGTGAGAGCAATACTGACGTTGCTGCTAGGTCTAGGGCCAACTTCACTGATCCTAAGTCTCAGAGGGCTATATTGGCCTATCAGCACTATGTAAAAGAAAATGTTCCCAACAAAGAACTATCCTGTTATTTTAATATCATTGACAAAGAATCAAAATGGAATCCTCTTGCACAAAACCCTAAATCAACTGCATTTGGCATTGGTCAATTTTTAAATAGCACCTGGGGACTAGTTGATAGTAAAAAAACTGAAAACCCATACGCTCAAATTGATGCAATGATCAAATATGTTAATTTAATTTATGGTGATGGATGTAAGGCTTGGGACTTTAAAAAATATAAAGGCTGGTACTAGAGTTCTCTGATCTCTCTATAAACCTTATCCCATTCAGGACCTCTTGCTTCAATACTATGAAACTCTTTTGCTAACTTATAGTTATTCTGTCTTTCAATATTTCTAACCTTTTGACTTTTTAACTCTTCTAGATGACCCAACCACTCATCTTTGGTATTTGCAACCCTGCCAATTCCATACTCTTCATATAAAAACTTATACTCTTCTATATTTTCTGCAATAAAAGGAATACCAGCAGCAGAATACTCTAAACCTTTTATAAATGATTTTGCAAGATTGAACTCAACATGTCTCAATGGAACTAATCCGATATCCATTTTTCTAAACATTTCTCCATAAGTTAATATAGGCTTCATGCCTTCGCTAGAAAATCTTTTAGCAGGAATTTGCATTTGCTCTTGAACCGTTGGGGCATTAATAATATGACCAGAGTGATGAAAACGTAAATCATTTTTTTCAACAAACTCTCCAACAAAAGGACTCAAAGTTTCTAGATCTCCAGAACGCCAAGGAGTTGCTCCCACCCAACCAACTGTTGGCCAATTACCAGAAGTATCTTTTCTCATTTGAAAGTTTTTAAAATCTAAAGAATTTCTAACCATGTATATAGGTTTATTTGGATATTGTTTTTTATAAAAATCTCTTAGAAAGGGAGTAGAGGTAATTAAGGCATCTGCTAATTCCATACCCCTAAAATAATGATCTCTATTATTTTTAGGATTAGTTTTAGGATCAGTTGAAGTGTATGCCATATTTGTTGGCTCCAAGCCAGCATGGTGATCGTCTACATCTATTACAATTTTTTGACCACGACTTTGTGCTTCAGGAATATTGTTAACTAAATTTTCTAACATCATAAGTTTTAATACAACTATGTCCCAACCATGAATTGCTTTTTTATCTGGAATTAATAATCCAAAACCATGTTCTGGAGAAAATGCTGGAAAGCCCATTCCAACTTCCCAATCTTTTTCTTTTAATTGTTGCATTGGAAGAAAACATCTATACCAAGCACATCCATTTGGTTGTAAAGGCTTAGTTCCCCATGACCAATCATAGGTTAAGAAACATACTGTAGGTTTTGACATACTAAACTTTCTATTAAGGGGTGGATAAGATTGTGTCCTATCCACCCGATACTGCTAGTTAATTATTTTTTCTTTTTATCTGCTACTTGGTTAATTCCAAATTTTGTATCTTTTGGATTAACTGCACGAATAACTACCCATGCTGCTGCTGATAGTGCTGAATTGAGAATTGTTCCCAATGCGTCTCCAGTTAATGCTGATACATCTGCACCTGAAGCGGTAAATTGTGTAATCAAAGCGATTACAAAAGCATTGAGTGCTGACTCTAATACTTTTTTATTTAGTAATGATTCCATTGATTGTCCTCCTTTTAAGAACATCGATTATATTATTGTACACCCTCCGTAGAGTGATGTCAATCCTTGTACCAGAATCCTGGCGACATATACTTTAATCCCTTAGTAACAACCATAGACTGGTGGTAGTAAGGATCTACTGATGGAAAGGCTATTAAACTTCCTGCGGTAGGCTTAATTAAAACTTCTTGTTCTTTAAAATATAATTCTCCACCATCATAATTATCATTAATATATAAGACTACAGATAGCACAGGAGATCTTTCATCATCATATGAATCAATATGAGATCCCATTTCTTTTCCAGTTGAATATTTGGCTATTGATATTGGTGTTAAATATCCTAAATCTATATTATGTTCATTTGCATAATCTTTAGAAGAGTTAACTATTGCATTACGAACTTTTTTATTTATCGATGTAAGTCTTTCATTAGTTTCATCAATGATAGAAGGATTAATAATTTTTTGATACCCGAAATCGTATGAGTCATCACTTGCCTTCCACTGTTTCCACCTTGTTATAGATGTAGTATTATTTAATAACTCATCTGTTTCTTCAATATCTTTTATTAAAACATAAGGATTTTCAATAACATCCTCATAATAATGTATCTTATCAAACTTAGTTATCTTCATCTTTAAATCCAAACATAATTGCTGATATCTTACTTCCTGCGGTAATTAGACTAGGCATATGACTATATGGTTCAACAGATGGGTATATTAAAATACTTCCAGCACTAAGTTTTAATGTTACATTTTGTTTATCAAATACCATTTCTCCTCCATAGTAGTTATCATTTAAGGTAATAATAACTGTTACACATGGGGAGTTATGTTCTCCATTAGAATCTGTATGAGGCCCTAAGTGTTTTCCTGGATACGATTTATGTACAATCATATCTGTAAATTTTTTTATTTTTATGTTATTTTTTATTTCATAATCACTAATACAATTTTCTAACTTATCTTCTATATCTGTTATCTTAACCTTTTTATATTCAGTAAACTCATAAGGGTTTAGTTCATGTATTTTAATACCATTAATTTCTTTTGTTGGATAAAAAACCCATGGATCTTTTTCATTATTTATCCTATCTACAATATCTTGATAATTTTTTATTACATCTTTATAATAATATATTTTTTCATTAATATATAGGTTATACAAGTTTATTTCCCTTGTCCCACTCTATTTTTTGAACTGCTTGCTCTTCTCTAACCTTTTCAATTTCCTTTTCCCACTTATCCAAAGTTTCTTCATCATATACTGCATCAGCATAATCCCAAAATGAAACCATTGTATACCTTGTTCCTTTTGTTATTTCTTTTACTCCATGAATATTTTCGTGACCACCTGGGAACATAATGAAGGAATACACAGGAGGTTTAAACTCTAACTTATGATCAGGGAAATATAGTTCTCCACCTTCGTAATCATCGTTTAAGTATAATATACCAACATATTTATTTATATGAAAGGCGTTTGGATTTCCATCATGGTCTGAGTTGTCTGAATGTGGTGCAGCAAATCCTCCAACTTTCCATTTTTGTGCATGAGATGTGTTTGCTCTTAATTCTCTTTCAAAAAACATCTCACATGATTGTTTAAACTTATCTCTTAAATTATCAAAATGTTTAGGATCTAAACCTAATTCAATAAGCCTTTGATCATGTGGTGCCAAGCCCATACCAAGAGAATTATAAAAAGCAATATCTCCCCAAATTTGTGCTTGAGACTCAAAATATTTAATCATTGCCTTTGCTTCATCTGCTGTAACAAAGTTATCAATTCTTGCAATATCGTTTTTATAGAATTTAAGATCTTCTTTAGTAAAAGTCATACACCCTCATGTCCTTTTCTATTCTTTCTTCTTCCATTTTACACCATATTTCTTTTCCATACTTTTCTTGATTTTTAAGCCATTCTTCAGAGCCTGTATGATAGAACTGGTAAAAAGATCTAATTAAATATCTTGGATTTCCAGATATCTTTTTAACACCATGTAGATAAGGGTGCTCGTCTGCTAAAAATTCAGGGTGTCCAGATGGAAATACAATTACATCTCCAGCAACTGGTTTATAATCTATATACTGATCTCCAACTTTAAATGATATTTCTCCACCGTCATAATCGTCATTTAAATACATAGTGCAAGTTAAAGCAAATTTATATCCTGGAACATCTTTCATCCATGGTACGTAATCTGTATGCCTAGACATACTCATTCCTTTTCCTACTCTACCCTCTTCGCCTTCGTCTGGTATATATTTGGAAAATGAAGGACCCATCATTTGCCAATCTCCAGGTAGGTCTAATTTATATTCTTTTAAAAAGTTATCAGTGCTATCAAAAAATGCTTTCTTAACCATTTCAAGATAATTTATTTCTTTTTGTAATTTTTCATTTTGTATACCAGAATGTATGGCGTTATTGTCTATTTGATAAACGTAAGTTCCAAAAAAACTCCACGGTTTCCAGTCTTTAAATAAATATGTTGTATCTGAATCTTCTTCTGCTTTTTTTAATATATCTACTAGATCATCACAGTTATTTAATAAACCTTTATATACATGTATCTTAGGAAATAGTTTAATATATTCCATTTATTTACCGTGCCCTACTATAGTCCAAAAAAATGGAAGTGTGTATCTAACACCAGCAGTAACTTCTTTTACCCCATGTATAAAGTTTTTATCTCCTGGAAAAAAATATGCTGCACCTGCTTTAGGTTTAAACTCAATATCATGTTGTGGAAAGTATAGTTCTCCACCTTCATAATCATCATTAAGGTACATTAATCCAGCAATGTCATAATATGGAAAATTATTTGGTTTTCCTGAGTTTTCTCCTTCATGCAATTCTTTATCTGCATGTGGTAGTTGATAATTTCCTGGAAACCATCTTACAAAAGCAGGAAATGTTGGTACGGCATTAACGTTTAAATGAGCATCTACCTTTTCTTTAAATCTTGCTAGTAGTTCTACAATTTTATCTCTAACTATATTTGCTGAATCTTGTTGTGCAATTTCTTTTTGATTTGCTACACGGTTAGCCCAAAAACTAGCATCATAAATCATAACACCATCTTTATCATAAACACTTTCATCTTTGTGCCAATTTTCTAAGTTAACTGCAAAGTTATACAATAACTCTTTATCTTCTTTAGTCATAAAATCTTCTAAACTTACAATATTGTCTTTAGATGATCCAAAAGATCCAGACGGGGTTATAGATACCCTATTTTTATCTGTTTCTTCCATTAATTTTTCTAATTCTTTTGGATTCATAATTTTATTTTACCATAGGACTATTCATATGATCTTCTATGCCAGTCTACATTTTTATATACCCCTCCATCAGGCACTCTATATTTAGCAGCATTATCAATATTTTTTTGAGGAATAGACATTGGGTCTTCAACAATTATAGAAGAAGTCCAGTTTTCTCTTTTAAACGGAAATACCTGAACAAATGGGGTTCCTTTAGGTATTACACCAGTCCAGCCTTCTCTTAAAAAAAATGGTAGGTTTCCATTAAGGTTAACAACATCGTTATCAATAATTCCAGATGTATTTATAAATGGTAAATCAAATCTATTAAATGGAGTTGTATACAGAGCACTATATCCTTCTGGTAATATAGTTCCCCAGTCTACAAACCAAGAGAAATGATCTAAGTAGTATCCGTCTGGTTGATAAAATCCAAGCATTGGTGGTCTTTCACTACAAAAACTTTGATTTTTTTCATCAGTTATTTTATGACGAATATCTCCTTGCTCATCTAAATAAAACTCTATATCGCAAGGGGTATACATAAAATATCCACTCATCATTACATCCATAAATGGCATACATGCCTTCCAACTAGCAATTTTGCCACCGTCTTTATCTTCATAATATTCTTTAGTTTCAGGGTTAGTTATAAATCTTTCTGCTTTTGTATACCACTCTGGTAAAGACTTAGATGCAGAAGATGGTTTAGTGCTGGTTCTTTCTGTTTGCCAAAATCTGTTTGTAATAAACTTTATTTCTTTGCTATCCACTATTTCTCCTATTATCGTTTATTATTAGTTTTAAAGACTTTACCTCATGTTCACCAATTTGAACATCGTTATGATCAGTAGCATTTCTATACCAGTTAGTCCATTCACCCTTTTTATTAAGTTCATATGCCACCTTGCCTCTTTCTTCATTATCTTTATACCACTTCTCATCCATATCAAAATCATTTAAATTTAATTCTATATCTGACATGCTAGTTAAAGATATAGGTACAAGTGTTGCAAATGGCTCATTTGCTTTAATTGTTATAGCCTTATCTGGCTTTAATATTTTTATAGCAGAAGGAAATTCTTGATCAAAAAATGAGGTACTAATTAAACTAGTAAAAGTTTGATATGAATCATTAAACATGTTTGGTACTGGCATATGTAAAAAACTAATATTGCTATCTGACTTTATAACTATACCAGTTTTAAAACTAACAGTTGCATTTGCCCTAGAGTTTTGTATAAATTCTTCTCCAGAAAGTATTTTTATGTGTTCTGGTGATGAATCACTAATTCCATCCCAAACAAAAGTAACATCTATTGGTAAAGATAATTCATACCCTATAGTATTTGCCAAACTTATAGGAAAACATTTATAGGCATGTTTTTCAGCAGTTTCTTCCATCCAATCTCTTTTTATTCGTGTTTGTTTTATATTAACAGATTGGTTTTGACAGTAAACATTTACTGTTGACATTAGTCTTCCGTATTATTATAAATTTCTGGTGTATGATACTTAGCACTATAATCCAACATAGTTACTAAAGAATATTTAACACCAGACGTTACCTTTTCAGCAACATGTGGATACATAAAATTAGAAGGAAATACGTACATGTCTCCAGCCTTTGGTTTAATTTTTAAACCCTGCAATCTAAATGACAGTTCTCCACCTTCATAATTATCATTTAAATAACAAACTAACGAAACTGTACAATTATATGAATATCCATGATCATGGTGTTCCATAAAATGTTGACCTTCACCATATCTAATAAAGTTAAATGCTTCCCAATATTTTAAGTCCATAATATTAAATCTAGATCTATAGTGATCTACTGCTGCAGCCTTTCTATCGTAACATTGCTGCCATATTTTTGCTAATTCATTATATTCTTTTGATCCATCATCAACCAAATCTGATTTTTTATATTTAAAATCAACACAGTCACGATAGTCTGGCATAACTTGACCATATCCTACTTGTGCAACTATCCAGTTATATTGACTTTCTGGGTTAGATAATACTTTTTCTAATCTATTGACTAAGTCTAATGATTCTGGTAATACATCTCTATAAACATATATGCCATTACCTAAGTCTTCTACTTCTGACCATGATTGAACTATATTTTCTTCTCTTTGCATCATGATGACCTTTCTGTTAGATCTATAATATCATAAAGATACTAGTTTAGCAAGAGCACTGTTTATTTTTTAATTCTTCTATTTCTTTAGTTAGTTCTTGTACTGATTTTACAAGGATAGGTATCATCTTAATATAGTTTATCTTTAATTGACTTTCATTAGAATCATCAACCATACCCAGCCACTCTACACCGTATTTTTCTTGAATTCTTTGTAGGTCTTGAGCAATAAAACCAGCATCATTTACTCCAGCAACTGACCCATCTCTCATATTCCATACATAAGATACTGGTAATAAATCTTTAACAAAGTCTAATCCCAATTCTAATGATTTAATATCTTGCTTGTCTCTTTCGTCTGAATAAAAGTTAGGTGGGAAGAATGGTGGAAAGAATGGTGGAAAGAATGGTGGGAAGAATGGTACTGGTGAAGGTGTAACAGAATTACTTATTCCAGAAGCGGTAGAAGTTGCAATTCCGTTAGACAATGTAACAGTAAATGTATAAGACACACCTGCTGTTAATCCATTGACAGTAATTGGAGAAGTTGAACTAGTTCCAGTTATTCCTCCAGGACTTGATGTTGCTGTATAAGTTGTTCCTGTTGGTTTTCCTAAATATGATGGGGCTGTAAAGCCAACTGTAGCACTTATAATTCCTGCAGTTGCAGTACCAATTATAGGTGTTCCTGGTTGTTTTCCACCACTATTTGATCCAATAATTAATGGCATTTTATACCTGCTTATTTCTACAAACTATATTTCCAGCAATAAATGCACTATGATCTTCTACAGATATAGCATATGTTACTTTTGGAGATTCATCTTTTGTTATTTCGGTAATTTCAAGGGGTACAAATTTATTATCTTCTTCACTATAAGACATTATCTTATTACCAATAGTTAATTCATTTGAGGTAATAAATTTCCAATTACCCCCGTCTTCTACTAGTACTGGTTGCTCTAAGGATACCCTTGTAGACTCATCATTATTAAATATTAAAGTTTGTTTAATAATTGGATAAACACTTTTAATTTTAGTTTTTACTAATGACATATCTTCAATATTTGAATGAGTCATAGCCCAAATATCTTGACCTACCTCTAATTCTTCTGCTCTTGCATGTTTAATAGAATCATTATCTCCTACTGTTTTAACTAATGTTTCTGCATAGATACATCCTGCAACGTGAATACTATTTACATAAAATCTTGGTGGGAAGAATGGTGGGAAGAATGGTGGGAAGAATGGTGGGAAGAATGGTGGGAAGAACGGTGGGAAGAACGGTGGAACAATTGCTGTTATTGAATTACTTGCTGCAGATTCTGGACCAAAACCTATTCCATTAGACAATGCAACCTTAAAAGTGTAAGCGGTTCCTCCAGTTAAACCAGTTACTGTTATTGGAGATGATGAACCTGTTCCTGTAAATGATCCAGGGGTTGAAGTTACTGTATAACTTGTTCCTGAAGGTTTTCCTAAATATGATGGGGCTGTAAAAGAAACTGTAGCATTTTGAATTCCTGCAGTTGCTGTCCCAATTGTTGGAGCACCTGGTAATCTTCCAGCATTTCCTCTAATTTTTTTAGACATTTTATGATGCTAAGTCTCCTATCGCAACCCAAGTATTTGTTGCTCTTTTTATAAGAGTAGCAGATGTCCATTGTGCACGAAGTTTTAATCCTGGGCTACCGTTTACGGTAACTCCAATACCAGCAGCAATAGTTGTTTGTCCAGATCCTGTTTGTAAAATTATAATTTGACATCCTATTGGAAAGGCTACATCAGAATTTGGTGGAACGGTTACGCTATTAGCGGAAGCATTATCTCTTTCAACCATTTTTCCTACATCTGATAAAACTAATGTATATGTAGCAGAACCAGTTTGAGCATTTTGTGGAATTCTTATGTCTGATGGTCCAGTTGATGTTATTGTATCTAAAGTTGCACTGGTTGCAATTACACTTGTTGATTCTAATGAACCAATTTTCAATGTATCATATGTAGCAGAAGTAAAATCTACCGTTGTAGATGGAAGAGATGTTACGTCAGAAAATAATTTCCATTTTCCAGAGTCTGAAACATCTTTAACCAATCCTGAATATTTTTCTCCAGAAGAATTATATTTAGCAACAGTTCCTAAATCTACAGAGTTTGCAGCGTTGTCACTTGCTAATAATATTAAAGGATCTTTTACTGATAAATTTGTTGTATTAATAAATGTTGTTGAGCCACTAACTTGTAAATCTCCAGTTACCGATAAATCTCCACCTACGGTTAAGTCATCTGTGATTGTTACATCGTCTGGTAAACCAACAACAACGTTTCCTACAGATGCGGACACCGATACTTCGTTTGCTGTTCCAGTTAAAGAATTAACGGAACTTTCTTCTACTTCTGTCAATCTATCATTAATATCTTTAAGGTGAGCGTGAACACTATCTGAAGAGGGTGCTCCAGCACCACTATAATTATCTATTCCATAATGATATAACTTAAAAGCCTCAACTATATTTGCCTGATCGGTTAATGAAGGTATTTTTGTATCAAATTCGGTAGCCTCGTATCCAGAAGCATCACTTAAAAATTGTCCAGCCATTTTATCACCTTCCTAAATTATATCAGAACGTTGATAGTAATATTGAAATCAACAATTCCTACTAAATCTACTACCCCGCCACTTTCATCTTGTTCTGTAGCAATAATCTCAAATACTAAAGACCTACTTGAGGAAGTTACCAAACCTTTATCTACTACAGCAAATGAAATTGCTTTATCATGTTCTGGGGTTAATTGTATAGAAAAATTACTTGAAGTTAGAGTTCCAGGAGCATCGTTATATATGTCATTTACTGGTATGCTCACACTTACTGATCCACTTACAAATGTTAAAGGCTCAATTACACTATATGTAACTGGTTGAAATTTTAATACAGAACTCCACTCGTTACCACTAGGGGTAACGTTGTATGAATATATAACTCCGTAATCTGAGCCAAAATCTGTTCTTAAATATAAATCTCCTACTATTGCAGGCTCGTTAACAAATACTCCAGTATTAATATTTGGATCTCCTGATCCAGTGTAGATAAGACTTCCTCTTTGTCCAGGGGCACCAACATCTAATCCTAATTCTATAACTTCGGGTGGGCCAAATACTGTAATTGATTCTGTTGAAACTACTGAATTAATAGCCATTACGAAACCCTATCGGTAACATCTTGAGTTACAGTTATTGTTCCAGTCAATAAAGTATATTTAGTTGAAGCACTAGTATCACTAATTTGAACATCATAAACATATGAGTTAGCAGATAATAAATCTCCTACTGCTGGTGTAATTTTACAAGTTAAACTAGATGATCCAGAAACTACGGTTCCAAATCCTATTTCTTCTCCAGAAGATCCTCTAGCGGTAGCAATTGTAAATAAATTTGAATCGTACTCTGTTAAGTTAAAAGTTGTTCCATTTGCATTTTTAGGATAAATAATAAATTCAAAACTATCTCCACGATAGTAGTTAAAGTTGTATGTTGCTGGAAATGCCATATATACCCCTCACTATGCTGACAAGTCGCCTATGGCAACCCAAGTATTTTCTGCTCTTTTAATTAATACAGCAGACGCCCATTGTGCACGAAGTTTTAATCCAGGAGTTCCGTTAATTGTTACGCCTGCTCCTGGTGTTATGGTTGTTTGTCCAGTGTTTGTTTGCAATACTGTTAACTCGGTTCCAACTGGAAATGCTACAGAAGAATTTGGAGGTACTGTTAATGTATTTGCTGAACCAACATTCATTTCAACTATCTGATCTGCATTTGACAAAATTAATGTATAGTTTGAAGTTTCGCTATCAAATGTATTTAGTTTATCTGCTTTTGTTGCTAGATTAATTCCTGTTAATTGAGATCCGTCACCAATAAATGCAGACGCATTTACGTTTCCTATAACGCTGGCTGAGCCCATAGCAACTGCATCTAAAACTGCTTCATTAAATGCAATAGTTCCAGTTGGTTCTGTTTCTACACTGGAGAAAAATTTCCATCTACCATCTGTTGCGTCTTTTACTAATCCTGTGTGTGCGTAAGAACCGTCATTATAATTTCCTACTAATCCAATATCTACTAAGTTAGCACTTGAGTTGCCAGCAAGATAAATCATTGGGTCATCTACTTTAAATTCTGTTACGTTAATATATGCTGTTGACCCAGAAACTATTAAAGTTCCATCTATTTCTAAATTACCAGTAATTACTCCACCTACTTGTGGAAGATAAGTTGTTGCTGCATTTGATTGTGTTAAGTATGTTGCCGACCCTGCGTCAATAGCACGTTGATTTGTAAAATATAAACTAGTTCCTTCTGATACATCTGTTGTAGTTAAAGCATCTGCATATGATACTGCGGCAGCAGAAGCACTAACTAGTCCTGCTGTTAAATTTAAAGCAATAATTTCTGAATCTGTATAATTTGTATTTGCAACTGAAGCGGTATTAATAATTCCAACTAATTCTACTTCTGATAAAGATATATTATTATTTATTGTTGTTTCTAAATATCCTAATTCTGCATCTATATACCCTGTCAATGCTCCACTGGCACTATCAACTCTAAAATCTGTATAATATATATTTGCAGCACTTGCGTTATTTATTTGATTAACTATAGTTGTTGCAAAGTTTGCATCGTCATTGAGGGCTGCTGCCAATTCGTTAAGGGTGTTTAAAGCACCTGGTGCTGCATCTATTACAGCATTAACTTGTGATGTTGCTTGGGATAAAGCATATGCTGAAGCACTTTGAACATAGGCTTGAGTAATTGCTTCTGATACAACTGCAAAAGTTGAACCATCATATCGATAAATTTTATTATTTGTAGTATTAACCCATAAGTCTGTTTCTTTTGGATCCAAAGGGGTATCTGGACCAATGATTATTGGTCTTCTTTTATTTGTAGATAATGTCATTTATACCTCTTTTAAATTATAACATAGATATGTATAATTTTACATACCCCCAAAATTATGAAATTCTATTTACATACCCTGAAATTGACACTACGTTTGTTGTTGCTGCAAAAGCCCGAACAACTAAAGAATTTTGCAATACTAATCCTGGAACTACTAGTACTAATCCAGATTCACCAGGTATATTTATTTCTATTTGATCTTTTTCAGCAGTACCACCAAATTCTACTGTAAGTTTAACTGTTGAGGAACTTGAGTTGTCTGCATATAACCATATTTCATCTAAACCAGATGTTCCTGATACTGCTGTATGAATAGTTGTTCCTGGAGTCGAGGTTGCAGCCACCAAAGTTGATGCACCATTTGTAGACCCAGATAATAAAACTTTTGAAAATGTTGGCATTTTTACCTCTCTTTTATTATATCATTTAATAATATTTTATACAACAAACGGATATCTTATTATTACTATTCCATTTGATCCAGCAGCACCAGATCCTCCACCATTTCCAGCACCACTTCTTAAAGAACTTCCAGAGTTTCCAGGAGTTGAACCACTACCATTATTAATAGTTTGTCCTAAACTTGAACCTCCTCCACCACCACCACCAGAAAGACCGTCAACACTGGGATTTAATCCAGCAGTTCCACCTAAAAATCCACCACCACCTCCACCAGATCCACTATGATCACCACCTGTTGCGGTAGCATTTTGTCCATTTGTACTTCCACTAGCACCAGTTACTCCAGCAGTTGCTCCAGCACCTTGACCAGCAGTTCCGTTTTGACCACCTCCACCACCGTTACCAGTTCCGTTGTATCCAGTTTCTGTTCCTCCACCACCGCCACCACCACCTGCAGCAACAATAATAGTTCCAGAAAATAATAATAAACTTCCAGCACCACCTCCACCACCAGTTCCAGAACATGGAGAGGTTCCAGCCTGACTTCCATTTCCTCCTGCTGCACCACTAGCACCAAGTCCTCCAGCACCTCCAGTTCCTATAACACATCCTTGTGTACCTAATTGTCCACCACCACCAACACTTATTGTATATGTTCCTGGATTTGTAATAAAAGTTGAAGTTGAATATGCACCACCTCCACCAAAACAATATGCTCCACCTCCTGTTCCGCCAGCAGCACCACCGCCTCCCCACATAAAAACTTCTATTTGACCTGGCATATCAGAAAAAAATGTTTGAGATGTTCCAGGGGTAGTATAGGTATGATATTTATATCCATCTCCTGGAATACTAATTACTCCACCAGTTGCATTATATTTTGTTAAATCTCTTAATGGATTAGAAACTAATCTACTCATTCCAGCACTTGTATAAAATCTTCTAATTCCTAACATTATGAGAACATCCTACCTGAAATTATTGCTTGACTGTCATCAACAGCAGCACCAAGTTGAACCCAACTACTTCCATCATAAACCTTTAATGCAGGAGGTGTGCTATTTGAATCGAGCCACATATCACCAGTTACTGGACTTTCGGGGGTAGAAGTAGAATAAGGTATTAACTTTTCATATTGAGTAGAAGCACTTGATTGGGTTAAGTAGGTAGTGCTAGCACTTGATTGGGTCAAATAAGTTGTAGATGCAGTTGCTGTTGTTAATCCTGCTGCTTGTGTAAGATAAGTTGAACTAGCATTTGATTGAGTAAGATATGTTGCACTAGCATTTGATTGTGTTAAATATACAGATTGAATAGTTGAATAAAAATTAGGATCATCATTCAATGCCGCCGACAATTCGTTAAGAGTGTCTAATGTTCCAGGTGCTGAGTCTGTTAAAAATGTTACTGCTCCTGCAGATGCTGTTTGAATAATTGTTGAATAATCAATGGCAGATATTTCACTGTCAGTATAAGATGCAGCGGCTGCACTTGCTGTAATGATAGTGCTTGTTAAATCTATGTTAGATAGTTCTTGGTCTGTGTAGGCTACGGCTGCTGCAGAGGCTGCTTGAATGGCAGGAGTTAAGTCGGGGGTAGCATTATCAGTATATTGTATTGCTTGTTGTATTATATTTACAGAGGCAGCATTAACTGCTGTTATTAGTTCACTATGAGTTGTTACAGTTGTATCTGCTGTAAAAATTTTTGATAGTTCTCTTGAGTTTGACAATTTTTATTCCCCTCCCTTTATTATAGTTATTAAATTAGATACTTGATTGGCTAAATCTCTGGCTTTTGACATTATTCTTTTATATACTCCTTATTTTTGCAAATATCACATTCTTCTACCTCGTGAATATTTCTATATTTTAATTCTGGATGACATGTACCACATTTTATAAATTCAATCATGCAAATGATGATGGAATAGTTAATGGATATCTAACTATTACTATTCCACTTCCGCCTTTTCCACCATTCCAAGCAGAGTATCCTCCACCTCCACCTCCACCAGTATTTGCTACTCCATCAGAAGCATAGTTTGCTGGATTTGCTCCACCATTTCCTCCACCACCAAGTCCACCAGTTCCTCCAGATCCACTACTTGCCCAAGCAGATCCACCACCACCACCAGCATAATATGTTCCAAAAATTGATAAACCTATTCCACCATTTCCACCACGACTACCATTTTGACCAGCCTCTCCAACAGCACCAGCACCTCCACCACCACCACCATTATATGGACTTGCTGTTGAACCACCATTTCCACCCCGATTACCTTGATTTGAAGTTCCTGAGCCTCCTTGACCACTACTGTATGATCCACCACCTCCAGAACCTCCACCATTTCCAGCACCTGTTTCTGCTGCACCGAAACCACCACCAATAGCAGTTTGATTATCAAAAACAGAATTTGAGCCATTACTTCCAGTTGTTTGTCCACCATTTCCAACAGTTACTGTAACTGTATTTGCAGTTGGAGTAAAAGAAGCATTATATATTAAACCACCAGCACCACCTCCACCCATAACATTTGCTACTCCGTTTGCACCAAAACCACCACCTGCTACAACTAATAATATTGCTGGTTGATTTATAAAGGGTGTTGGAATTATCCAACTAGAAGTTCCAACTGTTGTAAAAGATTTTTTTGCATAGGTTTGACCATTAAAACTTTCTGTTGCAAATCCCAGCCCTTCTATATATGTTAAGTATCTTGAAGAAGATAATATTTGAGATTTTGTTAAATTTTGACTAATAGCATTTTGAATATAATTTATTAATCCAGTGCTAGAGTTTGCTGGTAATAAAGTAACCAATTCACTTTTACTAAACAAACCATTATTTGCTAGTGAAGTTATTTTGCTACTATTAATAGCCATTATGCAATCTCCATTTTAAAAGCATTAAATGCAACTGATGCAGTGCTTGCAAAAACGGACAATACGTCCTGTGCTCCCATCGTTATACCCTGAGTGAAAGCCACTGTTTCGTTTCCTGAAATTGTTGCATTATAAACAATATAGTTTGCATTTGTAATTGACACACCATTTGGCACTACAGCAATTCTATATGTTGCGTCAGCAGATGCTGTATTGCAAACATTTATTGTTGAAATAACTGCTTGTGTTGAACTAGGAACGGTGTAAAGAGTGCTCAGCGTATTTGCTGCTGGTAATAAATAAGAAGCAGATTTAATCGTTTCTGTAGCCATTTAAGCCCCCATTAATAAAAAGTGTGTCTTTAGTCCGCCGCCACCAGCACCAGATACTGCAATCCACTCACTACCATTATACACTTTTAATGAGGGTGCTGCTGATGCTGTTGAGTCTATCCACAGTGTTCCAGCAATAGGAGTAGAGGGAGATGATGATACATAATCAATATTTGGCTCATAAATATTTGATGCATCTGATTGGCTTAAATAAGTTGTAGAAGCATTTGTAATAGTTAAATATGTTGTAGATGCTGTAGAAGAATCTAACTTTGTTGATAAAGAATTTGTTACCGTACTTGCAAAACTTGCATCATCATTTAATGCTGCTGCTAACTCATTAAGGGTATCTAAAGTTCCTGGAGCAGAATCTACCAAATATGTTACTGCCGCACCAGAAGCAGTATTTATAATAGACTGCTCATTTATTTGTAATATATATGTTGATGATCCAGCATCTATTGATCTTTGATTTGTAAAATATAACTGGTTTCCTTCTGATATGTCTGTAGTTGTTAAGGAATCCGCATATGATACTGCTGCTGCACTTGCTGTTTGAATAGTTGAAGATAAATCAATAACTGCTAACTCTGAATCTGCATAAGAAGCAGCCGCAGCCGAGGCGGTATTTATAGCAATATTTAATTCATCACTATTAACAATAGGACTATTGTCATCAAATATGTTTGATATATCTCTTGTTCTACCCATAATATTATTATATGCTCCTTATGTTAAATATCTTAAAATTACTATTCCACTACCGCCGTTGCCAGCGTTATTATTAATCCCAGTGCTTCCAGAACCAGTTCCACTACCTCCACCACCAGTGTTTACTGTACCATTATTACCATTTGCATGAAAGGCACCACTTCCTCCACCTCCAGAACCGCCACTTCCTAAAGTTCCTTGAGAGTAACCAGTTCCACCAGCACCCCCTCCTGCATAATATTGACTTGATCCAGTTATTGATGAAATCGATCCTATTCCCCCACTTCCACTTGATGAACTTGTTCCGCTAGATCCAGAAGCACCAGCACCTCCGCCGCCGCCGCCGCCATAAGAAGGACTGTTTCCGTTAGATCCTCCACCATTATTACCTTGACCAACAGTTCCAGTTCCTACACTAGTATTACCGTCAGCAGTTCCACCACCAGAACCACCAGATTTGCCATTTAACGAACCACCTTTTCCTCCAGCACCACCACCAATTGCAGTTATGGTGGCAAACTCTGAATTACTTCCATTTGTTGTTGTAGATGATCCTGAACCACCAGCCCCAACCTGTATCGAATAACTTTCTGAAGAAATTCCAATACTACCAGTTCTCATTCCTCCAGCACCTCCACCACCAGTTCCACCAGAACCAGCAACACTATATCCTCCACCACCACCACCAGCAACAACCAAATACTCAACTTCTAATGGAACATTTGCTGTAAAAGTACCATTTGATAAAAATGTATGTATTGTGTAACTTCCAAATGTTGTAACGACTCCACCAGTTGCTTTTTCTCTAGTAAATTTTGGAATTCTAAAAAAATTACTGCCATAAGTTTGTAATATTGGAGCAGATGCGGTAGATATGTCAATCCAAATACGTCCATCTGTATTTCCCGAGGTAGGAGAAGCACTATTAATATATATCCTACTATCTAATGAACTACTAACATCAATATTAGAAATACTTGCACTTACTGCAGATGCAGTAGCATAGCCACTTAAATCAACTGAAACATTAGAAATTGCAGATGTTAATTCATCAACAGTTACTAAACTAGTATTAGCACTAAATATTTTTGAAACGTCTCTTGCTCTACCCAATTTAAGCGGGAACTACTTCTTCCCATTCCCCCTTGTTGTCATTCCAAATATAAGGTGTTTCACCTTCTGGATATGCTACTGGGGCTTCCCAATTGCAAGTATCTTCATTCAAGATCCATTTGCTATAAGGTTTTGGGGGTATAAAAGCATCTCTTCCTTCATCAAATGTATATCCAATACCAGCATAGTTTTTTCTAGTATTGCCATTATATGAAGTTTGTTTCCATATACCGCCTAAAAGGGTGTTACAGAATGCAGCACCAACTGCTTCTGATTCATTTCCTTCTGCGTCTTTACAATCATTATTGTCGACAACAATTACTCTTTGTACAATGTTGTCTGAATTTATTTCTGCAAAATGTGCCATGTTATTTACCTCCTTATTTATTATATCATTATGAAAGTTATGTTAAGTACCTAATTATTACTATACCGCTACCGCCAGCACCAGTTGTATGAACTCCATTTCCTCCAGCACCTCCGCCACCGCTTCCACTATTTGTTGATCCATTAGTTCCATTTTTTACAGAGTCTGTTGCACCATTTCCTCCTCCACCTAATCCACCAGTTCCAGCAGGTGTTAGGTTAGTGTATATTCCTCCACCGCCTCCTGCTGCATAATATTGTTGAGATCCAGTGATTGAAGAAATTGCACCAATTCCACCATTACCACCTCTGCTAGTACTACCATTTTCTCCAACTCCACCAGCACCTCCACCACCACCTGCTGAATATTGTTGACCACTACTATACGAAATTGCTGTACCTCCAGCATATCCTTGAACTGGACTTGTTGATGGATTATTTCCAGAACCACCTGCAGAACTATAACCACCATTACCTCCTCCACCAGAACCTCCAGAAGCACCTGGTATATTATTTCCAGAACCTCCACCACCACCTGCTGATGATATTTCT